TCACAACACTGGACAATCATCATCATCCTTCCCTGTCCGATTGATAACGAATGTCACTACCCCGACAACTGTAACATCATCCAGGGCCTCACCTTCCAGCGCTTCACCGTCTCGTGTAATAAATGCCCGGCCCATAATTTTTGCAAAATCAGTGCCGCCGCCGTATTGAATTAAAACGGTATCTCCTTGCTTTGGTTTTACGGAGCAATCCACTACGGCATAGCCGGTTTCTGTTTGTACTATCCGAGTATTGGGGCCGGTACCGCAGAGTGAATCAACGGTCAGACGCCGTTCAACATAGTCAGCAGCTGGCGACGGAAATCCCACGTTATAGCCCTCCGTTTGGGTTGTATAACTGGAACGTGCGCTCATCGCCTTCCTGCGTTGAGACATCCCGGAATGTCGTCACATAGTGCTCTATCCACTGGTTAGCCTGGCGCGGTGACCATATCCAGTTAACTTTTGCGAGTTCCCGGATAAAACCGGACGTTGTCACGGTGCGACGGCCATTAGGCTCAATGACAATTGCCTGACGCCAGGCTATTTCGATATCTGAGTTTCGCGGCATAACTTCACCTCCCGAAAATACTGTTTTTATATACAGTAGATTCATTAAGAGATCTGATCAATACAGGTTCCAGCTATCAATCAGGAACACTGAGGAGGAAACCAGTCACCTTTTAGCCTCTGATATTGGTTTCACTTAGTGATTATGTTGTCTATGTGCCAACTATGAACTATCTTTTCTCAAAACCTGCTACTGCAAAATGGATATAAGATGTCACAGACGGACTTGCTGATTGTTGTTTTTACGCTGGGCATTTTAGCCTATGGCTATTCCATATGGTTCATTTCGAACAGAATACTTTGCTCGATATTTCATAGACTTAAAAAGAATATATGAATTGGGATGGTATAGACCCAAATTCATGGTTCTTGCCCCTCGACGTCGGAAGGTACTTACAGATCATCTTCGCTCTTAACCTATCACATCGGCACCTACTCCATGATGTAACAGCTCAGACCAGAAATATCTGGAAGCTTTAGGCATATTCTTGGAAGATAGACGAGCGCAAAGACGCACACAGCAATGATGTTATGTAGTATTTTCCCCTTGAGTGTGCCTGCTCAAGGGGATTTTTTATCGGCGTATTGTACTGGCAAATATTTGTAAATCGTCTTCACTCCCACGCCTGTCACATCGGCCACACGCTACTGGACGGGCGCTTAGTCCGGTATGTTTCTCGCGCTACTACTGCTTACGTTAACGTCTGGTAATGATCTAGCGGCGCGACGTAAAGCGGCGTTGAAAGCAATTATAGTGACCGGCCGGCGATGGTACTTCACACGGTTAGAATGACTCTGAAATAAATAAACATCTTCTGGATAGCGTTCTCTTCTACGAGCAATCATCGCGTCCACTGGAGGGGTTGATTTAACACGTAGCTCCTTCAGGTGACCCTGTTTTCGTATCAGTATCAGGTCACCATCAATATCATCATATCGAATACTCAGCAGCCTTCCAGCGCTTAAACCCGTGTGAAAAATTAACGCCCACAAGTCAGCCCATGTATCTGAGATGGAAACAAGATTGCTGTTAATAGTTAAAAATTGCTCAAAACTTATTGTTTTCTTACCGTTCACGAACAAACCAAACTGTTTTCAAGGCTGAATGAATTGATTAAGCCAAACGTAACATATCAGGAAAAGTAGTGAAATCTTTGTCTTCAAGTCGCCGGGAGGTACTTGTAGATTGTTTTCACGTCCACGCCTGTCACATCAGCCACCTGCTGCCGGGTAGCGCCGTTCTCCAGCATTCTGCGGCACTGCTCCACCACATCTTCAGTCATAACCCGGCGACAGCCGCCTATGCGTCCCTGCTCTCTCGCTGCTGCCAGCCCTGCGCGCGTAATGAAAATATAAAGCGCGACATTTATCGCGCTTTTTTAATTGCATTTATCGCGATCGGCATCAATCTCTGATATCAAACGGCGATGCCGTGCACATTCAGGCAGTGATTCCTTATTTGGTTGTACTGAGCGGCAATCTCGTCATCAGTCAGCACTCTGTTCCACGCAGCCATCTGTACAGTCGTTAAAAACAGAAAGCATTCACCAACGCCTTACCGTAAATACTGAACTCATAGCCTCCAGGGTGGTTTCGAAGGTCAGAGCCACAAAGTGAGGTTGGAACAATACCCATCCCACCACGGCTGTTTTCATCCGTTAACCAGTCTGTCGGCACATACGCAGCGACCTCATCCATGGCAGCCCGGTATACCTGCCCGTTAATGTATCGCCACTGTTCCAGCGTATAGCGACCATCATCGTGTGAAGGGGTGCGCGGCACGGGCATTATCACGACCTCAGAGCCTGCTGCCTTGAGTTTTTTGATGATGTTGCGGAGGTTGCCATACAGAACATTCCCTGCATTATCATTCATCCCAAAACAGACAACGGTAACGTGTGGCGCTGTCGCGATGACTGCATTCATGCGGGTATTTCCCACACCGCTGGTTGAATTGGTACCCGATACGCCGAAGTTAAGATAATCAACGGTGACGCCGTAGGTTTCCTCCATCCATTCCTTCAGTCGCCAGTTCCATCCAATCTTCACATGTACCGCGCCACCTCCGTCTCCCCAGTCCTGAGCGGGATATAAGTTTGTCAGTGTATCAGTTGCATAACCCTGCAGGATGCGCTGCAAATCACGGGTGCTGCCGTTTGCCACGGTTTCCGGACTAGCGATATTCGACACGGCTGTAATCGAATCACCATAACCGACCAGCGTAATATTTTTACCCTGGTTGAGTCGCGCCAGAGTCTTTTGCAGGCAACGGCGATTATGCTGTAGTAGAAAATCAGCATCCCCCGCCCCCAGCATGTCACATCCGGCCTCGGGCCAGCGATATACCGGCTCCAGTTCAACGCTGCTACCCGCGACTAATGCATAGTAAAGCGCAACTTTTCCTGATGGCACAGCCGGGCGGTATTCCTGCACATCAAAAATCCTGTCCGTCCCTTTGGTTATTCCCACAGCAAGCGTAACAGGGTCGATGTACACAAGGTCATACCGTTCATTAACGTAACTGAAGGTGACGTTCACGGCGCGAGTCGTGGCAGTCAGGCCGCGCAACTTCCCGCCATAGCTGTCAATGTTATAGTCGGTCCCTTCAACCAAAGGGGTACCGGTACTGGCATCCGTTACGACAACATTACTGATGCGCTTATAACCCAGCCACGCATTCACATTTGACGGCCACTGCGAAGTGGCGGCGGTTTGCCTCAGGCTATAACCCTCAACAGTCGCAGAACCAGAGCTTGTCGCATCCAGCGTCAGCGATCCTGTTACAGGCTGACTCACTCCGTTGGCTACGACCGCCGATCCGGAAAAGTCGAGCGCTCGCCCCAGGACACTAACAACTGGAAGGTAGCGAGTAATTAATGGATGCACTGCCGACTCAACGGCTGTAAGCCTCCCGTCAATATCGGCTATTTTCCCGGGAATATCTTCCTGCTTTTTATAAGTAACAGAGTAAGCAACCGCTGCTGTTTGCCCGTCACCAATGGTTGTCCATGCTCCGCCATTAATTCCCCGTCGACTATACCAGCCGCGCTGAGCGAGAACGGGTAATGTTGCGGAAGAATAGAGCGCTGCACCGGCCCCCAGATAACCGATAACCTCAGACGAACCATTTTCCGGGAGAAAAGCCTCAACAGAAATGAGGGGGAACGCACCTTCCGGTATCGCAACATCAAGGCGGAATGGAACCCTGGTCATTGCTGTACCTGTAGATTTAAGGTAGACAGGGATATCTTCACTATAGATTTCCGCATCCCCCTCAAGCTCTCCGGGAGGTGTTTCACTTCCGGTCATGTCAATCGCGCGAGCAAAGACCTTAATGCGCAGGTAATCATTTAATGCCAGACCGTCCAGCCATAGCTCGATTTCATTGAGCGTATCCATTTCATGGGGAATGGGTACCGCCCAGCGGAAAAAAGTACCGGCCAGGGGTTGGGTTGCATAGCCCCATTTATTGCTGGATGATTCACGAATTACAGACTGTGCGCCCTCATCGTTCACCTGTTGCTGTAACGCGTTCAGTTTTGCCATGGTATCCGACAGGGTGACTTCATTTACCGAAGCCTGTTCAACAACGCCCACGAAAGATACATTATTCAGCCAGTACGCAACCCCTTTTGTGCCGGTAATCATCTGCCATGTATTTGTCACCCGGTTGATAAATGCGCCCAGTGCAAAACCTGATGGCGCGGTTTCGCCAGCGGTAGAATACTCATGCGCCTGCGTCCCCATATCGGCTGTTTCACCAGCTTCTGTGCGCGGATAGACAACCAGCATAACGAAATATCCAGCCGGGATATTCAGGTTGGGGATGGAATAATTAACGCCATAGAACCCGTCATCAGGCGCATCGGGGTGAACGCGGCCTGCGTAAACCTGAATATCACCAGCCAGCGTACCGGGCATGGATGTTGATGCTACATCAGAGTTTTTACGTAAAACCGCGCGATAATAAATCTGATTAACATGCGTCAGATTGCTGTGGCGAAGCGTGATGCTGTTAAATCCTGTTTTACCAGGGAAGCTCAGTACCCATCCATAAAACTGACGATTCGCGCTCCCCGTAATAGCCCAGTCAGGAGAATTGGGCGGAACACTGGCTACGGAAACAGACTCACCATTAAATGAACCGTAATTTACCGGACTTTCATACCCAACATTAAAAGCGATGCGATATAGCGATGTTTCTGGAATAGTAATGCGACGCCACTCAGACTGGTCAACTGGCATCCAGAAACCGCCGAGGGAGTTTGATAGTGCAGCAGTCTCGCTATCAGTAATATCCTTACGACCACACCCCATATAAACAGGATTGCCGTTTGCATCAAACGGCTGAATCACGAAAAGTGCAGTGTTGCCGACTGGTACCGCTATATCATCAAAAACAAGGCGGATAAGTTGATATCCGGTTGCAATAGGTGACTTTATTGCGACATCGCTAATATTGATGATTTTCGAACTCAGCAGCTTATCGCCATTAGCACCAGGAAAGATAGTTGCACCATCAACAGAGCGAGAATAAATGCTGATTTTCAGGCTATCAATATTGTTAATTCCATCAACCCACATCTCGATAAAATTAAAAACTCGACCATCAGATGTAGATCCTACCGCCCATGTACTTGTGGTGGCATTGGTCCAGTTGCTGGTTCTTACAACGGATGAAAGTAGTGTTACAGAAGACCTTAATCCTCTCGATAAAAGCTGGGGTCTTGTTCCTGCTTCATCAACACCCTCCTGTGAAGGCATTTTTCGCCCGGTTGGCTCCAGCGTTCCGGCGTTGTTGATATACTCGTCTGCCAGGGCACTCCCATCTGCACTACGCACATAGGTAGTGCTGCCATCAGGGATATTCGCGATATCCGCCTGCGCCGCTGCCAGCGTCGCATACTGGCGGCTGAGAGGAATCAGATTCTGCCGGGTATTTTCTACAACCGACTCACCAGCCTGGCGCATGATTTCTGACAGCCCTTTTAAGGTGGGAACCTCATTTCCAAGCCGGTCAACAAAGGTACCTTCTTCACTGAGCATGAAGTCATCATATGCAAGAGCATTATCATTAAGATCCTTCATACTGTTAGAAGGGCGTGGATTTCCGGTATTGTACCGATTAGACATATGGCCTCTCACTCGATATTAATATATAATACTGGCATAATTATCTACAAAACCAGTTTTAATGTTCGTAGGGAAATATAATAAAGATGAAGATTTCAGTAATTATACCAGCATTCAATGCTGAACTTTATATAGAAGAATGTATTCAATCAGTTCTTGATAATGAGTATCCTGATGTAGAAATCATAATCATAAACGATGGTTCCACAGACCGAACAGGAGATATAATAAACTCCTTCAAAGAACCTTTTATTCATAAAATCCATACTGAAAATAAAGGTCAATCAGCAGCCCGAAATACAGGCATCGATAAAGCAACCGGTGATTACATTCTTTTTTTAGATAGTGACGACAAACTAAACAAGGAAGCATTGATTAAATTAAAGAAAGTTATTTCAGAGAAGAATATAGATATGGTCTTATTTGAATCTGATGTTTTCTTTGATGATAACTCATTGCCAAACAGGTTCAATCCTACCTATGAAAGAGCGCAATCATTATCATATAAATTACTCACCGGCGTTGATTTCTTTAAAACTGCAATGCACGAAAACAACTATATCGTAAGCCCTTGCCTATATATATTCAAAAAAAACCTCACCATAGACACAAGGTTTAAGGAAGGTATTATTCATGAAGACAATATATTTACAACAATGCTACTATTGAACAACAACCCTTCCGTTTACTGTATTAAAGAGAAATTATATAAAAGACGAGTCCGGCATGGTTCGGTAATGACTCAGAAAAAAGGTGACAAACATCTCAATGGATATTATGCATGTGTTTTTGAGTTAACAAACAACCCCCCTAAAAATCACTCACTAGTTCTTACAGAGTATAAAAAATTCATAACACACATGCTTGACTGTTTCAAATACACAAATCTAGATATTGCCACACAGAATAGAGAAGAAATGGAGCAAATGCAAAATCAATATGAAAATACAATAAATCAATTGAATAGTGACATTTCGGCCTTAAAACATTCAACCTCATGGAGGATAACTGCTCCGATAAGAAAAATAAAAGATATAATCAAAAAATAATTTATCAAAGAGTATGTTCACGCATACTCCTTGATTATGACTAGACCATCAGATGCTGCCCCGCCTACCTGACTTCTGGATGTTGCACACGCCCCTGCACCTCCACACCCATAGCCGGTAGGCTCATACAACGACACATTAGTATCATTGTTTAATAATCCTTGAGGCGAACCATTTGAGAGATAACTTGCTCCACCATCTCCACCAGCAGCACTTGAAGAAGAAAAAATAGTACCTAATCCTCCCGGCTTCCCATCAACTTTAAAATAAAAGTTCCCTGTATATATATTTGCAATTCTTCGTCTACCACCTAATGTCGAAGGAGCATAATACGGCCCCTTCATTGTGGTTCCTGTTGCCCCTCCTGAGACTGATAACAAAACAGTACCATTCACTGAGATCGATGTGGTTTCACCATCTACCGGCGAATTTATAGATGCAGTACCAGCCTTACCTATTGTCACTAACGCTGAGCTAAATACAGGGTCTATTAGTGCGGCACCATAAGCACCACCTTCCCCACCAGCAGCAGCCCCACCAGGGACCTGATCTCCAATCGCCGTTCCAGTGTCAACACTACCCCCAGCACCTCCCCCACCGACCATTTCAATTATGATTTTTTTGGTTCCTGTTGACGGCGTATATGTTTGCGTGCTTGTAATAACCTTAATGCCAAGCAAACGCCCTGGGGAAGTCAGTTTTTTTATTGCATCAAGCAACTGATGGTTATTAGAAGGATCTAAAACAAGCCCGGAACCTTCCACAGTATTAACTAACTCCCGTTGAAATGTATTCAACATTTCCGCATTAATTATTGTAGGTGGTATACCATTAGCAACATTACCATTTGTATATTCACCATTCGCATCTGCGGTATCTGTAGTATTCCCAACTTTTTGCATAATTTCACCTGTTAGCTTAATGATAATAGTATTAATTTATATATCCAGAGGCCGTATCAAATATGGCTGCAAATTCAGGGGTGACCTCGTAAACCCCTTCGTCATTAAATCCAAAATAGATATATCCAAATTTAACCAGCGTGTAGGAAGGGGCGAGAGCATTTATTCGGCATTCAAGCTGGCGATTACCCCATGATCGTAGTGGATCTCCGCAATAGCTTAGTCCCGCACGTGCATAAGAGATGGTGGTATCTTCAGCCTCCACCAGCCAGACAAATGGCCAGTCATCCCCATTCAGCCCATCACCGCATACCGATAAACCTGCGCGTGCCTGTCGGTATTCCTTAATGGAAATGGTATATCCCATTGCTGCAGCAATACTGATGAAATAGCTCTTGGACTGTCCTCCGGTACTGATAAGTTTAGAGACAATCGCAGATTGACGTTTTGCGATCGTATCCACTTCACCAATTGAACAGTCATCAGGCAACCCGAGTGTTTTTTCCCACTCAGTGAGCATGATCGTTGCTGTTTTTGGAAAAGCACCACGAAGCAGCCCGAGCCCATCATTATCGCTACGCTGAAAACTGGCAGCGATAGCCCGCAGCACAGCAGCCTGAACAGCTTTGGGATCTCTGGTCCACGCCCTCCCGGTTGGAATAAGTGCCTGGAGTGCTCTCAGATAATCGTCTGTTGTGAAAAGGCTCATGTGTAGTTCACCTCACCACGAACAGCCAACTCCCCAACTCCCGGTTCAATATTCGCAGAAGGCGAGACAAGGATGTAACCTGAAGTACCGGCAACATCGCCTATCGCACGGTTGAGATCTGAAAGATAAATTTTCCCGGTGCCGAGCGGGTTAGCGGATTCAAACAATACCCCGTCAATCGCATCAGCAATGGCCGCGGTCGTTGTGCTGTCGGCATCAGATATCCCGCTTATTTCAAAATCGATAACGCGTTCGATGGGTGAGCAGACATAGTTAAGGGAGGTAACCGGCGCAAGCGGATACATATAATCGGCAACTCTCCCCTGATCGCCTGTAGCCTTAACTGCACCCCATTCTTCCAACTGCGACACGCCATCGGTACCAACCGGGAACCCATGGTTTGTCTTGTCGTTGCCATCACACATGATGTAAATCACAACGGTACCAGGCCCCATGCCTCTACGGCGGACCCATGCGCGTGTAACACCGGATACTGCCAGAGCCCATGTGCGATAATCAGTATCGCTGCCACCCTGCGGCGGATTTTGAAACAACAGAAGACCGCGCTGGCGAAAATCCTCTTCATCCTCAATATCAGCACCGCCTGTGGCTGGCTGAATGAGCGTGACCGTGCTTTCAATGCCAGACACATTCGCATCAAGGGTCAGGATAGTACCGGCATCAGCATTTCCCAGACTACCACCTCCGGTGACATCCTCAGTGATGTCAGGTAACACAGCGGTCACAGCAACTGTTGCTGTGCCAGAGCTGCCGATCGTCACACCAGCATCAGTGGTGTACTGATAACCATCCGCGCGATTAATTACTGCACCCGCATCTAACGTCCTCCCGGAAGTCCCTTTGATTTGCGCTTCAGGTGATCGAGCTGCGGTGGCTGCTTTACGATAGGCCTGTTTCAGCGCCATCCATCCAGCAAGCCATTCATCTGTCGATGTGAAGGGAGTGCATTGCCGGGCAATATAATCCAGATAGGCATAATGCAAATGCGCCATGCCAGCGTCCATATCCGCCAGCACCTTCAAATTTCCGAACCGAAGCAGAGCACCGACCTTCTCCAGTTCCGCCTGCATGAACTGTTGATTTTCCGTTCTCAGCTCACTGAGCGTTTTTCTTTTAAATGGCATTGTTCAGTTGCTCCCATAACCAGAAGAATTTGAATTCTTGCCAGTCGCCGTCCGGTGGTAGATAACGGATGATAAGATTCAGCCTGTTTGGAAAAACGATTTCTGAGGTCGCCTGTATTTCCCTGGCGATTCCGTCACTTTTTATCCAAGCCAACGCTTCTTCAGCATACTGCTCTGCTCGCATAGCTACGTCGCGGGTCAGTTTTTCTCTCCGCAATAACCATAGCCGTGAACCGATTGTTTTCTAATTTCCGAGATCGCCCCACCATCCGCGGCGATCAGTCCCCTCATATGGGTCATCTGCGCGTGCAAGTCCATCGGTAAAAAGGCTGATCAGCACGGCGGTATGCATATCATTGTCAGAGGTGAGAATGCCGAAATTCTCCTGCCAGTCGGCCTGCATCTCATCAATATTCCAGAAGGATGAAATATCACTCATCAGATACCTTCTCTGTGGTTTTTTCACTGGTGACAGTGCTTTCCCCTGACTGAACCTCTTTCACGTCGTGATCGTGAATGTTGTAGGCGTCACGCAGTTGTTTTACGGTTTTGGTGTTTGAATTGCAGTTGTCTACAATGTCGCCGGTACACTTAAAAATCGGCGTGTTGGCAAGGATGGAATCAGAGGCATTAATAGTGACGGTAGTGGCATTATTGACCTCTACGTTTTTACCCTTAGCATCAATGAAGACTCCATCTTCCGTCAGCAGGATATTCAGGCCCCACTGGTTATACATCACCGACTCACCTGACTTGAGTCCTGAATGCCGGTATCCCTGATGGTTGGTTGCAATGACCACTGGATTAGAGCGATCACCACCCAGGAATGCGAGTACAACGTCAGTGCCAGCAGGAAGACCGGATGAAAAGCCAAACTCTGCCAGCCTGTGGGCGCTGGCAACTTCCAGCGGCGTCTGATACTGCACGGACTGTGTTCCGCCATCATCCTTCATCGCAGTAATTCGACCCACACCCAACATGCTGGCGATACGGGTTGCAAACTTCCGAATCTGGCTCATCTGTTGAATCCTGCGAGTTGTTGATAGAAAGCGTAAGGCTGAACGGAAAAAGCCTCTGCAGGCATTAGCGTTAGCCTGGCATGGGTGCCATCGCTGTCGCGCATAAATGTGACGTCGGCAATCAGCAACTCAGTATTAGGCAGCTTTAGCGTGGGAATATTTACGGGTATCAGCGTATTTGGCTCCCATAGCTTCCCGGCTTTATCCCGCCAGCTATCTATCGTGACGCTTAGTTGCTTTGAGCGGCCATAACGCCTGTTCATCTCCCAGTCTATCGCGCGCTGTGCCTGCTGAGACGCCATCAGGGTGCTTTCAACGATGACGATACGCTTCCGATAGCGCATCTTTGCCGCTTCCGGATCGCGTGCTGTGGCCAGAGTTACTGAGTCATAGGCTGTATCGGGTGAAAAACCAGCTATTGGTGAAACGCTCATCGAGATGCCAACATAGTCAGAAAACCTTTCCGACATATCAGCGCGGTAGTACGCCTGCTCTATATTTTCCCCTTCAGCGACACCACTGGCCGCGCGCCGGGTTCCTACTCGCGTGAGAAACAGGTTACCGTCTGGAAGGTCATAATAAAGCAGCGCAGACCAGCGAGTTACTCGCTCAATTATTTCCTGTGGAGACTCCCCCCAGTTAATTGTGAACTGAGGGACATTAACCAGATCACTAACATCGCAGGAAACGCTGATGCCATACCATGAAGCCAGGCGGGAAGCGATACTCAGCGCATCACTTTGGTTGATGACATTGTTTGGCCACTCTGCAGAGCAGTCCACCAGATCCTGACACTTGCTGCGCCCGTTCGCCTGCACTTCATGCCTGGATCGTGTAATTGACGGCTCCCAACTGTCAACGTAACCCGTCAGGACCAGATCATTACCGATGCGCACTTGGCAGGACTGCCCTTCCTGCACCAGCTGCTTATCGTTAGTCCCTGGGTAATAGTCCATTAGCCCAAGACTAAAATCGGAAGGAAAGCGTTCTATGCTTCTGGTAACACGAACTGAATCCCAGCCCTCTATAATTTTATTTCCTACCGTTAACCTAACCGTATCCAGATCGTCGCTCATTGCCGTAATACCTTCATCGAAACAGGCATAAATGCCGGATGGGGAACGCTGGACTCCTGAATCAGCTCATCCGCTCTTGAAGCATCCTGATACAGCCGACTGGCGAGAGTAAGCGCGGGCAGAGGCTGAGCCGAATTAAATTGCATTAGCTCGCTCAAACCACCAGAAATGGTTGACATAGCCTCAAGAAATGAAGATCTGACCAGCAACAACTCACCATATAAATCATCATCGGCTCTGTCACCAGCAACCAGAAGCGCGGCATCAAGCTGGTTAGCTACACGCCGTGTTATTTGCTCTGCTTCATCACGGCTGGTAGGGTTGGAATCTGATGCCGCTGTAGCCATAGCAGCACTACATAAGACGATAATCAGAGTATTAACGGTCTGTGCAATGTCGGCGCTTGAAGTCGAATTCTGATATTCGGTGCTGGTTGCATTTGCCAGCTTTTCCAGTGCCGTAATACGCTCGTTAACACCACCGGTGCAGTTGAGGATGTAATTAATTAAGTCGGCTGCGCGCTGGATAAAATCATCAATGGTTGTTGAATTATTGAGCGTGGTAGCGGCGTCAGTAATTCCCTGCCTGTCCATAATGGCTTGAGCAGAAACCTGATCGGATAATAATTGAAAATCTCCCGCATCATCTGCTGAGGTTCCACCTGTCAATCCTGATGATGAGCCGCCTACAGTGCCTTTGCTATATCGACCATATCGCTCATTACCAAATGTTGATTTCAGCACGCTACTGATATTTGTCACTTCATTAATGGTGCTGTTAACCATATTTGACCAAAAGCTTATAGTGCTTTTTATTGTTTTTATTGCCTGGCTAACCCCACGCATTTCAGCTTTAACACGTGCGATGGTGCTGAGAACCGTAGTGCTTACCAGTTTCAGGTAGTTTGTTTTAACCGTTTTTGATGATGCACTACTGCCGGTTATAGCAAATACTTTAATGCCGGACTCAATGAGTGTCAGGGTGAACTCAAATACTCTCCCACTCTTCATATCTCCGGAAAGGCTAAGGCCATTTTCAGGTACAGAAACGGTCATCTCACCAAGCGTGGGATGAATTAGCGTCCCGCTGCCCTTGGTTTCACAAGCGGCGATCAATGCTATCCTCTGGGATATGGCATCTCCACCACCGTATATGAGGCTATCCTGAACGAGGAACCCTTTGAGGACAAAACGACGGGTCCCTCTCCCCATATCCTCTATCCAGGCGGTATCCCTGTAAGGGTATTCATGCACTGCCTGACGGCGTCCGTGACTCCCCTCTTCACTGATGATGGCAAAGGGGACTCCACGGAAGGAGCATGGTCGAAGCTGACTTTGCCAGTCATCAACCGTATCTCCCCCCATCAGGGATGTGATCGCATCCTGAATGATTGCCATCAATCCTCCGGAAATAAAAAAACCGCCGGTACAGGCGGTTATTTGTTAATAATTCATGGGAGTGGTAATTTTCCCATTATTTTCTACTTTATAGGTTTTCCTCTCTCCTTTATCGTTAATCATGGTTATTTCCAGTTTTAACGGTTGCTCAGCCAGGGCATCAGCAATGGATCGAGATATATTTTCGGCAATCACGTTAACATTCCCATCTCCTTCGCCAGGAGACAGTATGGAAGGTGGCCTTCCTCCACCTCCCGCACCAGAAATGATATCCCGGCGCTGCTGCGTCAACCTTTCCGGATTTCTCATTCCAGACCACTGATCATCCATAATGGCTGACTGTATCGCTTTTTTCAGTTGCTCTTCCGTATATGGCTGCGACCCTTGCTCATGCTGAATCATTGCCGCCATCAACGTCTTAAGAACTTCGGGGTTATGCAGATCAAGGCGTTGACGAGAATCATAACCAGTCCTGGCAGATACATCGTCAATATATGCACGCGTGTTGTTCTCAGAACTCGGAGCATATGTATGAATAATTCCTCCTGGCGTATTATTTCCCCGGTCACCATAAAGCATTAGCTGTCGAGCCATTGCTGCCAGTCCATCGTTATCAGTGGCGAATGTAGAAAACCCCTGATTTCGCCCCGTTGAGTTTGAAGCCTCTCTCAGATTTCCAGGGTTATGGTTTCTAAAACCCAGAGTATTTTTGCCATTTGAATTATAGATAACTGGCCCACGCGCAGGATCTGGCCGGGTAATAGCGTTGACATCGTCAAGAAGCTGCCTGGAGCGATCCTTGCTGTAAAAATACTGGTGATACTTCTTCCTTGCCTCATCGGTCATAACGCCAGCAGTCAACTGGTTTTTTTCATTTCCGTTGAGGCTCTTCTGAAATTCAGGATCTGCCAGCGCTCTGCGCATCAGCTCGGAGTCGTCGCCTTTGTTTTGTCCAGCAAACCGCCCCATGGAAATGTTGTCGAAATTATTCGCCAGCATATCTGTAAAGCCATTCACCATATCGGTAAGGCCATTGGTATCAAGAGCGGCATAAACCTTACGTTCAAGCTTTGATTTGAATCCATCCCATGAGGCGCTCGCTTCCTTAACTGCAACGTCAAAGTTTTTTAATTGCTGGTTGAGCGCGGGATCTACTGTCAACCCCACCTTATCCGATTTTGCCAGAAGAGCAGCATATTTTGCGCCTTCACGCATGAGCGTCAGCATCTCAGGTGTTAAACCCATCGCATCGGCAAATGACTTTTGTTGATCAGGCCGAAGTTTTGGGAAAATCCTTGCGATTGACTCAAGCGTCCTTAGCGTGTTGACAGAACCATCATTATTTCTTTCAATTTGGGCACCAATCTGTGCCATTGCAGCCATGACACCCGCATTTTTACCGCTATTTGCTTCGTTGAGAGACTTGAAGATCCCCTCGATAGAAGATGCAGCGCTTTCACTGTCAGCCCCTACAAGCTGAAGAGCCCCGGAAAGTCGGGAAAAGTCCTGAACACTCATAGCAGTATTTTGCGCATGTGTGTTCAGGTCATAAGCGCCTCTGGCTGCTTCCCGGTAGCTTTCTGCGAGCTTACCTGTCGCATATGCAGCGCCGCCGATAGTACCGATAACTCCACCAGCCAGCCCCAGCCCAGCCAACTTGCCTGCCAGTTCTCCCACTATTTTCATGGGGGGGATCATGTCGCCGATAAACTGAACGTTATCGCGTGCAGTCCGGGCCATAATATCCAGCCTGGAATTATATCCGTTCAGCCCATCAATCGTCTCCTGCCCACCTAACTGCAAGCCCTGTCGGGTCTTCTCCAGTTGGGGTTCAAGGTTGCGAACAGCCTCGTCGATCTGTGCTATTGCTTCGCTGACATGATCACCGGCCACCAGTTCAAAATCAAAAGAGTTACTCATCGCGTGAAGATTTCCTGATTTTGTTAATCCTTGAGGCCTGTGATACCCACCACTTCAGACGGGAGTAGGTCATGCCCCACGCCCTGTCCTCAGTCCAGCGGAAATAAAATGTCACTTCAGCAGCAAGTTCCTGCCATGCTGTCAGGGCTGCCAGGTCAAAAAACTGAGCAGATAAACCTCGCACTTGCGGAAGTCGATAAAATCCATCGGCTGCAGCACGCTTTCACGGGTGTCAGATACCAGAGAAATGAGTAAGCGCATTGCCGCAAGAGAGGTTGAAGAAGACTGCTTTTCGTAAAACTGCTCCGCCTGGCTCAGCGTCGGCGCTTTAAGCTCAAGTTGCTCATAGCGTGTTTTTTGCGCCACATCTTCAAGTGGTGTGGTAAGAACAATAATTTTCGTACGTTCCAATTCGGCCATCTTAGTTCTCCGTGACCTCAAATCCTTCCCAGCGAACATCGAAAACTGCATCTTCGCTTTCAACTTCCTGGACATTTACCGTCCAGAGCCCACGACCAATAATTGTTTTGCCATTCGCCAGTTCAGCGATGACATTGACATTGGTCTGTTTGTTAAAGCCCTGCACATTTGTGCCGCCACTATCCCGCAGGCGGGCAGAAATGTACGGCGCAACAGGTTTTTCTTTATAACCGTGTACGCCATCCATCCCGGTCAGCGTGGTACGGTTTACCGTTGAGGGCTGGTATTTGAACGAACCTTCAACCATGACCGAGACACCGTTAACGGTGACATAGGCAGTACCGGCAATGCGGTTAGAAGTATCGGCCATGACTTATGCTCCTGTTGATTCAGCCTGCAGGCGGAACTGGTTAAGCAGCGCAAAAATACGCAGCTGATTGATCAGGGTTCCCGGCCACAACACATCGACGCGGTTCGGATTTGATGCGTTTTGTTCAACGATAATATTTTTCGCGAACGCTTCGGCATCCTGTGCATAGCCGTTAAACACCAGGGTCTGGTATTCAGCAATCTGATCGGCTTTGATGATGTTGGGCGTCACAATGGGCTGACCGGGTGCAAATCGGGTCCCATCGGCGGCCAGTTTCATGCGTCCAAACTTGCTGGTCACTGCCGTACGCAGATAGCGGGTCACGAACATCAGGCTGAACAACGTTTCCACCTGCAGGTAGCTGTCGTCTTCATCGCCGTAATTGTTTTTCTGATAGGTGGTGATGATGTTTTCCACGTTGACCGTCCCATCGTCAGCGACGGTGTATGTTGAAATACCGCTATACAGAAGGTTATTGCGTTCGGTCAGCTCAAAACGGTCTGACAGATCTGGCGCCAGAACACCATAAATGGGCAGGCTCTGCAGAGGACGACCTGGATCATTGCGCAGGCTAGGAGCAATAGCCCCAACCAGCGCCGCTGACCAGATGTAACGTGGCGTTGGAGAGCGATAGACGCCCAGCAATGTTTCGTGCTGGTTATTACGCGCCTCGCCCTTCGTTCCCAGCTCGGCATAAGTTCCAGACGTAGTACCGAAGGCGTGGCCATAAAGTTGTTTATCCCACGCCCAGCGGCCAGATGCATCGTTAAGAAATGCCTTCATCGCATCAAGAGATGCAGTATCGTCGTAGGGGTTAACGATAAAGTCGAAGGTTTTATCCTGAAGATTGCCGAGCGCATCGACAAAATCAGGAGCACCTGCGCCACCGGACATTGCCGTGATCGTGAGAGTCAAGCCAGCCGGTGTTACCTCACCCCCCTGCGTACCGAGATAGTTAAGGCGAATATCAATGCCATTACCCAAAAGCCCAGCATTTTTAGCCGTAAGCTCGACGGTATCAGTGGCGTCAGATTTTACGGCAGCAGTAACAGGTAGATCGGTTTTCCTGGAAATGGCTACTACCATCGCTGCAGCAATCTGAACTGGCGTATCAGTTGCCAGGACGGTCATTTGCACGCGGATCCCGGCGATATAGAGCGAGATAACCCCAGTCTCAGAAGCCTGCGAGGTGACTTTAATAGTCCCTTTAGCAGCTGTCATAGATTCAGAGTCATCCGCCAGAGGCAGGATCCAGACTTCTGCAGCGGTATCATTCTTTTGATACGCCGTCATCATTCCATGCAACTGAGAACCTTTGCCACTCAGGTCCCCAACTCCATTCGGGGAGGAAACTTTAACAGGGATATTGGGCACTGCTGACCCAGAGGACAGCATCTGCCCAATCAGCAGAGTACGCTGGGTTGCCGTAGCAGTATTAGCCATGGAGTTGTCAAACTCCACGAAAAACAACGGCGTCCGGAGATTACCAGGAACGCGTGAAAACGGAACGGTCATTTACTGTCGCCCTCTTTTTGATCGGTGCTCTTCACACCTTTTTCCTGAACCGGAATTACGTCGCCATCCTTCAGTCGGCGGCGCCAGAATGTATTATCCGGCACGTTAGCGCCTTCTTTGGGCAATGCTTCGCCCCGGACAGGACAGCGCACGCTGAGCCCATCTTTAGGTTTTACAAACATGGATTACTCCTGAAGGTTAATACTGGTTCCCGGACGCGGCGTACCGTCAGGCATGGTCACAGTAATATCGACCCCTTCGAGCAGAGGCGGATCAATAGGATAAAAATCTTCCGGCCCCTGATAATGCTCAATGTCGATTTCAAACAATAACTGCCCCATATGCGCCTCACCGTCAGCGTCAACATTTATCGTTGATCGAACTTCCGCGTACTTCTGGATTTTCTTGGTGAGTTCATAGCTATTGATAACAGCCCTCTCAACCTGCTCTCGCAAATTTTCCAGGGCTGTTTCAGCACGCATGGCGCCATCATCATCAGTTTCACCATCATATTCCTGGACACGACCAGTAATACGAACGGTTGTTACTGTGGTGAAGGCTGGCGTATTACGCCCAAGCGCTTTCTTGTGGTCAAAAGGAGTCTGCACCAACAGCGCAGGATAAATCGCCGATGAGGTTGGCCAGTCTCGCGGAGAATAAACGCGGTCGCCCGCATCGGTATGACCGACAAGGGCTGTAACCACCATGGTGCGAATAGCTGAAGCATTCATCGTGATTTCACCACATTCAGAACCAGGCGAGATCCGCCATGGCTGTCAGGGTTGATATTGGACACCACGAATAACTGATTAATGACGTGACCACCCACAGTTTTAATGAATACCCGATCGGATACTTCTGGCTGAGGCTTCCCAAGACGCCTGAATTCGGCATCACGAACACCCAGCATTGGACTTGAGGTGTTAATCACAGAATCCCCATCAAGATTTTCATCTACCTGGGAATACCCGCGGTCAAAAATTCCGTTAATCGTGAATGGAGTACCGCCTTTAGGTCGGTACTCATGCTCATCACCAAAGACACCATGAAGCGGACTTAAAAGATGTAAATCCCAGTCCACGCCCATAGTGATTACTCCGAAGTAACGCTAACCGCCGGGGCCGCAGAGAGTAAACGCTGGCGCAGAACCTGAATATCAGCAATAACGCCAGCAGCCAGCAAGCGAGCAGCGTCATCACCAGATACCAGAATGCGCATATTTTCCCGGTAAACAACGCCGTCATGACGGATACAGTTGCCTTTGAGCACAACATACTCAGGCGGCGCTGCTTCTTCGTTGCCTGACTCATCACCACCGGATGAATCTGCAACGTCTCCGTCATACTGCTGATCACCGGTATCTACGCTATCGGCGCCCGCACCCTCAGCATTAAGGTCTTCAATTCCGGTCCCGCCGTCGTTCAGGTCATCCATGACCGAGGATTTCGTTTCTTTAGCCATATCAGACCACCATGGCGCAAAGCGATGCATTCACACGGCTTGGGATAACCAGCGGTGCGGACTGCATCAGGATGAGACGTTGTGCTGGGTTCTTTTCAACCCAGCTCTTGGGCGCATAGGCCAGCGGGCCATAGTTGAACTCCGGATCCATAATGACGCCAAAAGCACGCGTCCCCATCAGGTCGGCACCGCTCATAATGACAGCACCATCAGGGATCATCGGTTTTTCAACGTTGTCGATCGGGTCGATGTACCAGTCGTTATACAACCACAGGTCAAAGTTACCCCACCGGCCCTTATAGACCGCCCCTTTATTAATCTGGGCACCAGGGTTGATCTGGTTATTGTAAGGGTTCATGTTCGGGAAGGTGATGGCGTTGTCTTTGATAGTGGTATCCAGACGGAACGCACGCCATGACTTGTTAGTAAAAACGAGGTCGGTTGGCACAGCACCGGAGTTCTTCAGAATTAGCGTCTGCCACTCTTCAATGTCATCAGACGGCTGAGTATTAGTGGCCCCGGCCGCTACGGACTGAGGCCATTTATCCGAGCCGCTCAGCGTGATTGTCAGGTCTGAAGCTCGGCCAAAGTTTACCACTTTGGTTTCATACCCTTCGCCGACTACGGTAACCGTACCGGAAACCAGCGCGCTTGAGGCCATCCATTCCAGACGGCGGTGAATCATGTCAATCTGGTCAGCCATTTCAAACTGCAGGTTAAGCATTTCACGCTCACCAGCAGTATATTCACCACCGATGCGCTCACCGATCATGCGGCGAATCGGTTTGCGCAGATCCGGCGCCCGCAAATCTTTAATGTATGCGGGCTTGAAGGTATTAGTCTGGTATTTACGGCTCTCAACCACTTTACCTTCGACCAGAGGTGAAACAAACGGAGCCATACGGCGAAGACCAACATCAACGTCGATGGCCACTTCTTCAGTTTCGTAGGTGACTACGTTAGGAAAGAAGCGATCGAGCAGCCAGTTCTGGCTGGTCAGCAGGTTGGGAACTACCTGAACCAGCACACTGGTATCAAAAATATTGTCCATATTCAGTCTCATGATAATGCCAGCATTACGCTGGCAAAGATTGGAATGAGTTAGCCCCTGCCAGTTAAAGCATTAGGTCAGGTGGCGAGAGGGGTAAATCAGGAAGCGGCTACTGGCGCCTGAAGGCTGTCTTTCAGGAAAATTGCCAGCGGACGAAGCGCAGATTTCAGGTCAGCAACGGTCCAGGTATTATCGTAAACGATACGGTTCTGATTAAACTCACCCATGAGGTACAGACCGCCGTTTTGATCCACGCTTGAGGCGTCGACGTTATCAACCAGGATTGCTACCGGGTTTTGGCTTCCGTCAGTGGCAGTTTTTACACTTTTCGTGTATTTGCCACTAGCCGTTATTTTTCCGAGAACAGTGCCGCGCAGAAAAGTACCACCGGTAATGGTTCCGGAATCGGTAACCAGCTGGAGAGTGCTGACAACAAGCTGATCGGGAACGAACAGAGAGCTTTTCATACCCGGAGCGAACTGATTCTGACCAAACTGATCCATTATTTCTCTCCTTTGGTGGAGTTGTAGAGACTGGTCATTTTGCTTACCAGTGCCGATTTACCGCCGGGCTTATTTTCACCATCTTGTCCGAGTCGAACGTTATGGCTTTCCTGCATACGCTGATCAAGAGTGCGCTTGCGGGTTCCCTGTGGCTGCGATGCTGGCGCTGTTTTTGCCAGAACATCAATGGCTGACGCTGCACTCATCCCTGTATTGAAAGCAAGCGAGGCGGCCAGCGCCGGATTCGCGGCAGCATGCTTACTGCCGAAGATGCGAGCACAGCGATTACGCTCAGCAATGCGTGCATTTTTCACCGCTTTGCTTTCTTTGCGGTCATCATCACCATCATCGTCCGGATCGTCTTCTTCGGAAGCGTCCGGATCATCACTATCATCTTCGGCGTCTTCTTCAGGGTCTTCTTCTTCCGCATCATTATCCGGGTCGTCTTCGGCGTCATCGTCCCGCTCATCTTCTTCAGCGCGACGGGCTTTAGATTTTTTGGTTTTTTTATCTTCATCTTCTTCAGATGCCGACGTACCACGTCCGAGAAGATGAGCAAAACTAAACGCTTTCTTTGCCATTTCAGGCTCCTGTCTTTTCAAGTAAATGTCTGAACGCGGCATCTGGAGGACATACCTCATCAGCCAGTCCAAGGTCCACACCATCAGCAGCCATAAAACAGGCGGCCTGAGTACTTTTAATCACCTTCGCGCTTATGCTGCGATTTCTGGCGACGGTATTTACGAACAATTCCCCCATGGCATTAATATCCAGCTGGATGGCATTGAACGCCTCTTCAGAAAGTTCGCGCAATGGCGATCCCTCCGCTTTACGGCTGCCGAAAGTAATAATGGTCACTTTCAGCCCGTCATCTTTAATTCGCTGCGTCCAGTCGAGATGCATGGTGATAACACCAATCGATCCCACTCCACCGGTTCGCGGAACAGAAATATGGTCGGCAGCGCTTGCGATAGCGTAGGCGGCGGAATAAGCGCTTTCTGTCAGAATGGCATGAATAGGCTTTTTCCCTCGCGAGTTGTAGATAACATCAACCAGGTCGAAACAACCCGCGACCTCACCACCAGGTGAGTCAATGTCCAGGCAGATACCAGAAACATCCTGGTCTTCCATAGCGGTGAGAAATGCCTGGCGGATCCCGTCATAGCCGGTCATACCGCTATAAGGGCGCAGACTGCCTAGCTTCTGAACCAGCGTTCCGCAAATGGGAATAACTGCAATACCCAGCACGTTCTCATAGCCGGGGTCGTTCCGTGACTCCCGACCACGGCTGTCATCGAAGCTGTACCAGTCATCATCCATAGCCAGAGACGATTCGATTTTGGTGATACCAAACCGATCCATAACGGATGCCATGATGACTTCAGCTTTACTTGGGTGCAGCGCCAGCGGTGTATTAAAAAGGCGCTGGGCCAGATGAGGTAGATTCACTTTTCCTCCGGATCGGTAATGGTCTGGCTGGCGAATTTATCAGCCTGCGCCCAGCTTGGAAGTGGGAGCCCTCTTTTCAGACAGGACTCAATCTCCAGCTGACGCTGGTCAAGCACTTCTTCCCAGTCTTCGCCGACGTTTTCACCCACTTCAATTTCAAGCGTTGATAGACCTGCATCCAGACCAAGAATGGCGCCTTTTTTCTCTGCAACCGGATCCACCCAACCGCGACCAGGCCCCATCCAGCGCGCGCGGGAATATGCTGCGCGAGCGTCGATAAAATCCGGTGCACCCGATGGCAGAGGTAAATCCTCATTGTCATGGACTTCCTCAACAAAGGCCGTCAATAAAGGCTGAGCGGTACCCATGGAAAAATCATCACGTCGCCGGGTTAGCGTTTTCCATGCTTCAAGCAGCGAAGAACGTGCGGAGCTGTAGTTAACATCTGACCAGTCCTGCGTTACCTGCTGAGGTGAAAGCCCAGTGCCGGAAGAAAAGTTACGCAACACTGCTGATTCGAAGACTTCGAAGTTGCTGTAAGGGCGGGCAGCATTCACTGTCGTGATTTTTTCGCCGGGGTAAAGAATCGGCATTCTGGCGCCGTTTTGCAGAGTCAGTCGACGATCATTGTGAAATTCAATGCGGCCGTCCTGATAAGCCCCAAGACTGGAGTCATCAAAATTTTCTCCCATCGCTGCCTGAACCATTTCCGAGTCATAAGGTGACTCGATATAGGCGGCAAAAATGGCATTCAGAATGGCGGCTTCCAGTTCGCTTTGATCATACTTAACAAGCATTTTCAGACGCTGAACAACCGGCGTCAGGATACCGTTACCACGATGCTGAGCACCTCGCTCATGGTCAAAATCATGAACAACATGCGGGCGACCCCAGGAGGTTTCCCTGGGTATGCGCCGCCATGTCATGGTCTTGGCACCACTCCACCAGTCACCGATATGCGCTTCACGAATGTGATAAGCAACTGGCGCGCCGTCTTCATCAATTTCGACACCGCCGCGAATATTTGGCATGTCGAAATTCTGCTGAGGGTTGCTAAGCCTGTCGGGATCGACGACCTGTACTGTGGTGGCATAACGCCCTCTGCCCAGTCCTAATCTGTCAGGCCGGTACTGGAGAAGAAGCAGCGCATCACCATCAATAAGCTTGTGCCTAAAGGCCAGGCGAAGCATCTGAGGGATGGTTAGCTTGCGCTCAACATCACAGTATCGGCCAGTGTCATAGGCCCACGTGCGCCAGTGGGCCTCCAGCGCTTTTCCGTATTCTTCAGCCCACGTAGAGTCAAAGGCTTTATTCCCGGTAACCATACGTAGCACCCGATAATCGGGTTTCATAATAGGCCGGAAATTGGCGCCAACAGCGTTATCCAGGAGGCGCGTAATGGCGCCGCATGCCCAACCGTCATTTCGAACCAAATCACGTGCACGGGAAACAATGCGATCGCGATAAATGTTTATTTCGTTGTCCGGAGACCATAATGCCGGTTGCCAGTTCGCCAGTTGATCACTGAACGAATCAGCAGCGTCATAGGGTATCCGACTGCCACCTGTGAGCATGCTGGGCCGTGCGGAACGATACGGAGTACCATCCGGGCCAAGAATTTGCACTTTATTCATCAGAATCGAAACCTCACTGGTTTCCGTGGTCTGGCGACGATCCCCAACTGAGCCTGTAGCAACTGAATCAGCGCCAGCAGGTCAGCCAGGGAGCTTTGCTGATAAGATACCGACCGTGTCCCGTCTCCCTGCGAATAGGAAAATGAAACACCGCGACTCCCGGTTGTTAAATCAATATATGCCTGCTGAGCTTTCTGCAGGGCGTCCCTGAGCTGCTCATCAGTCATTGAGCCAGCCAGCAGACTGGTATTCCGGTTGAACATGGTTTTCCTTATTGCGGCAGGAGTTTAGAGATTTTCTTACGCTTGACGGCGGCAGGTTCATCAACAACTGCCCCGGGTAGTTCGTAGCTGATTTTTTCTTCTGGCACGGATGGCGCCGGTAAGAATTTCTCAGGGTTGGCTTCGAGGTTTGCGGCCCGAACGTTGAGCTTTAACCCCATATGCTTGAGACCACACAGAGCGGCATAGCTATAAACAAGGCAGTCGAGCGCTTCGTTCGCCCTACCGGGAATAGGCTCCCAGATACTGAACCGCTGTCCGGCCACCACTTTGTAAACCAGTCGCTCAGCCAGTAGCTGGTTGAAATATCCGATATCACGATCATCCGGGAAGTGCATATAGCCCGCGCCTGCGACTCCTAAAGCCGGCGGTTCAAGATGCAGACGACCGCGGACAACATCTTTCGCAGAGTTCACACCAATCATAATCGGGCGGAAACTGGCTTTGCTTTTCGACGAAGGTCGTTTGGTTGGCCAGACTGGATTACGCTTACCGCCCTGAGCGGATTCACCTTTGATTGCCCAGACGCGACGCCCCAGACGCTCTTTAGCAAATTCGTAAACCTTTTGGGTATGATGGCCGCCTGAGTCCATACATGTCGCCATGACATGCAGGCCTCGACCATCCGCCCGGCGCCAGATTTGCCTCAGATACGCATCAAGGCGCTTCCATGGTTCATCTGTTTCCAGATCTCCATAGATGACGTCATGCGCGACTGACCAGGACTCCTCGTCTCTACCCCACCCGGTAATAGTGATTTCGAAGCGATCATCCTGCGTATCCACTCCCGCAGTTAACAGCGCCACCCCATCAGAAACAGGAGCAGGGAAAACTTCGCGACGCGATAGCAAGACATCAACCGGTAGCTGTTTCCCGTGGTTAGGCCTATGCGGCAATCCCATTTGGGTGTTCCACCAGGCCTGTTCCCTGTCGGGGTCCCCTTTAGCATCAAGGTATTTCTTCGCAATATCCGATGGCTTGTCTTTTTGCCATGGGCTAAAAAGCTTTGATGCCTGATAACCGGCATGATGGTTATCCAGCGCTTCGGCTCCACAGTCCGGGCAGATTGCCCTATACACAGCATGCCGCTCTGATTCTGACCAGCGCCATACTGCATCAACGCTACCATCATCGTTTTCATGCCATTTCTGGTCATACTCCATTAATGGTGAATGGCGGGATCCGCAACATTCAAACGGCTTGGTTTGGTGCCAGCGTATAGTCTGCAATGCCCGGAGTCTTTCCCCCTCAGACCAGCCAGCACCGCAGCATTCACAGTGAATCATCGCCGATTTTGTCAGGTGCTTATCGCCGTCTTTTGGCCACTGGACATGCTTAAAGAAGTCAAGAAATTGACGATGGCCACAATGAGGACAGACTACAGAAGCTCGCCGCTGATCTGACTCCTCATAACTGTCAGCAATCCGGCTTTCATCCTCTACTGTCGGAGAACAAGCTCTTACAGAGAGCCATGTCAGGCCAAATGTCGCCGTTCGCTCCTCTGCCAGAGCAATAGGATCCCCCTCGCGAGTAATTGGGTATTTATCCACCTCATCCGCCAGGAGTACACGGATTGGTCGGCGTGCAAGGTTATCGGGACTACCAGCACCAGCGAGAGCCAGAAAACCGCCGGTAAAAGATTTATAAAGGATGGTTTCTTTTGAGCTTTTCTGTTTTGTATCGCCGATGATTTTACGAAGCACCGGCGTAACTCTGACCAGAGGGCTAATACGTTCTTTTGAGAACTGCTCTGCAGCTTCTTCTTTCGGCTGCAGAAGCAAAATTGGACATGGATCAAGGTGTGCGAAATATCCAAAAAGGTTTTCCAGCAACGCAGTCTTCATTAACTGCGTGCAGCACATCACCGTAATGATATGGACACCTGATTCAGTCGCGGCAAGCATTGGTCCGCGAGCAACTTCTACAGTTGAGGTCTCCCATTTCCCCGATGTACTCCCAGCCTCTTTTGCCAGCTTGCGGTAATCATCAGCCCATTGAGGAACGCTGATACGCGGAGGTGGGGTCCAGCCTTTTCTGACGCTCAGAAGAAGTCTTTCAGTCTTCTGCTGGGTTAAATTCTGGCTCTCCGAGGACTGAGATATGTTTGTGGACATGTTCAATCAGCACCTCTGTCATCCTGTCTGCCGGTACGCCAAGATCAGCAGCCATTAACGGCGCCACCCTTGACGGCCAGTTGAGCCAGGAATCACGCTGTTGGCGAAAGGCGTTGAAAAGAACCTCCTCGGCTACAGTCATTTCAATGAGCTGACCATCTTTTTGCTGAAACTCTAATTTTGTCAGTAGTGCCAGGTAGTTTTCTTTTACACGACGCGCCTCATCGAGTGATAACTCTGCGCCGTTTTCCAGAATGAAATCCTTGGCAATGTTTTCCAGTGATGGAAGGCCATTATCATCACGATCATTCACGACCGGCGGCGTAGGTGTAATGTTCTTTTTGGCTGGCGGCAGTGCGTCGTTTTTAGAGGGACGGTTGACGGATTTTCTGTATTTTTCCAACTGTGCGTTTGAAGCAGCAACATCAATGTCATCGCCAGACATGATCAGCCATCCCCTGCTTTTCCACATCGTGACTGTTTTGCGACTGACATTGTGGAGTTTGGCAAAATCAGACTGGTTCATGGTTACCTCTGAGTTACGTAAGTCTGTTACCCAAATCTGTTACCCTGGAAGAGAAGGTAACAACATGGGTAACAAATAATTTTTCTGAAATTCTTTTATAAACAGAAACAAACCTGCAAATGAAACAAAATGTAACTGTTACCTGTTACCCAAATTTGAAAACTTGTAGCTAGGAAAACACTGCGGCGCGCAATGCCCGTGCCTTACAAAAGTCTCAGGAAGGACCCAAACCCCAGGGGTGGGGTCACCTCGCCGTCCGGATCGCGTCAGCGATGGCACGGCTCAGCGCGCCGGGCATCAATGCTTCCGCCATCGTTCGTGAGCGGTCCATGTACCCAAGCACCGGCGTTACGGGTAATGCATCACCAAACCTCACCAGCAGCTTAGGAGAGCGCTGTTTCGGCTTCGGCCTGCGCGTACCGTTCGCTGAACGTTTTGCCCGTTTCTTCTTCGCCTTCTTCGGCTTCCTGCGCTGCCAGACAGCGTTGACGCCATTCACCTCACCGAAGAACACATTTGGCTTCTCTTTCATCTGTGAAAGTTTATTGCGCGGCATGTTGCCGTATTTGTTCAGCTTGATGTTCTTCGGGTTGAGCAGCGCCTGGCTGTTCAGCTTATGCTTGCCGCCAAACTCGAAAGGCTCCAGATACTCAGCCGCGATATCACGCACATAAACTTTCGCGCGGAGATTGTTCTTTCTGGCCCCCGATGAGCCCACTGCATTAACCGTGAACGGCGTCGGCGATTCCAGCTTTCGCCCCAGTGCGACTTTTTGCGCTGCGGCAATTTCCCGCACGACGGCTGTCATAGCCTGAGCGGTGGCGAAAGGTATTTGCTTCTGCAACTGTTGAAGCTTTCGTGATAAATCCTGAAGCGTAGTAATAATACTCCCCCTCAAATCATTGAGATACATTTCGCAAGAGATTACTGTAATGCCATTAGGCTGTTGTCGTTCACCCACCCATAGACCTCACTCATCGTGATAATGCCGATGAGTAAACTTGTTCCGGTGTGTTACCAAAGTTGATCGCAGAAGGAGTTGCAAAGATAGCCCTTTCTTTGGTATGTGATATAATTGAACATTGACTAATAACACCATAATAATCATTTTATTAGTCATCTACGCTCGCGCAACTTGATAAAGCTTCATTCAGAGGGCAACTCAATGACACCCAGCATAGTATTTGAAGGTTGCCGCAATGTTAAAATCGGGAACCTTAGTGCTTCAAATGGCGGTGGTATTAGCATAACTAACAGCATAGACATTGATATCGGTAATTTAGAATCACGTCGAACCAGTGGTATGCTAATCGATAGTAGTGAAAGAATTTCCATCGAGAAAGGTCGTCATGTCGATGTTGAAAAACCATTCACTATTAAAAAAAGTAAAAAAGTAAAGATTAAAAAGAATACAGCCACCAATTCTACATCCAGAAAAGGTAGAGCATTCATCCAGAAACCAAATCAAGGCTTTATGCCAAGACAAAAGATCTTGTCTTACTTAATAAGGGTCATTTTAAATGGGTACTAAACCCCCTATGTTTGACATTGAGGACTCAGAGGATATAGAGCTTGAAGAGAACGAAACTGATTCATCTCAGTTAGTTAAAGCAAGGAACACTGGCAAACTCAAAGCAAAAAGGAACAAGGCTGGCACAACCAAAGACTCAATAAGAAAAGCTCTCTTTATCGGATTGGTCGTAACCATCATTGGTGGGCTAATTGTTGCTTATATTGCCAAGAACTATATATGATTCATGTGGTTATTATCTGCTGGTAACACTCACATAAATCCGCTAAGGCGGATTTATGTATTAATGAATACAGTAAACAGGAGTGTATTTACTGATTATCAGTTTTGTCTCTCCTATTGGTGAGATTTTACGCCAAAATTACTCAACCTTTAACTAAGAATGACTCTTTTAATGCCGCTATTGCTGCTGCCTTTTCCCGTCAGACTGGCGTATATCCGCCTTATCGCGATTGCACTGCCCCAGCGCCGACAGCAGACTGACGTTTAAGTCCAGGCTTTCGCCCCACGTCAGGTTGTCAGGGATTTCAGGTTGCGGGGTGTCAGCCGTCAGGCTGGCTGGTAACGGGACCACCGGCACTTTGACGTAGACCGTTCGCGAATTGTTGCAACCGCTTAACTGCGCCAGCAGGCACAGGGCGATTAGTGCAATCATCATTCGCAACAGCAACCCGGATATCAGCCGAGGCTCCCGATGCGTCCAGTGCGATCTGCTCTTTTGCATTTTTGTTGGCCTCGACGATGGTGTTGAAGATAGTCATGGTGGTCAGAACGTTGGAGGTGATGGCCTGAGCGGTATTTACCTGCTGCTCAGCGGTTTCAGCTCTGGTTTCCTGCTGATTGGCGGCGTTGTGGTAATGCATTGCCAGCCACCCAAGGCAAACCACCAGGCAAATCACTACGGCGCTGATAATGGCGGTTAATCGGCTCATTTCACACCATCCAGGCAGAGTTGTTTCTCTGCGGCGCGACGAGTCACCAGGCCGGGAAGGACTTTCCCGCCGCCGTACACCCAGCGAGGGAACTGATTACATGCTTGCGTAACCTGACCTTTCTGCAGTAACGAAAACAATGTCGATTTCTGCATATTGGCGCAGCCTGCATTAAAGGTGATCGACGTTACCGCTGAAAATGTGTTGTCGCTGAGTCGTCGGCCATTACCATAGGTATTCACGCAACGCTCGGCCTCAAGAATGTTTCGCTCCCAGTCAGCGGCGATCTGCTTGTCAGTTTTGCGTACACCGGGCTTAACTCCGTGCGTGTTTCCGATGCCATCGGTAAGCACAGCTGCCGGGCAGACATACGGATCACGGCGACAACCTTCAGCATTGCCAATCAGCTCAAGGCCCCGTTCGTTGGTACGCACGTGACCGGCATTCAGCACTATTGCGATAATCGCTGCCACAGAACAAACCGCGCCGGTGGCACCAGCTCTTTTAGTCAGTTGCGCCATCGTTGTTTATCCTGTTCATTGATTCGGTGATCACTTCAGCGGACGATGGGCGCTCACGAACCGGTTTCTGCTGCACGCCATGGAGATAATCAGCCAGCAACTGCGTTCGCTTACTGTCTTCGTTACGCTCTTTCCGCGCATCCATTCTCCCCAACACAAACGACGCGAGAGAAATCACCACGCCGATAAAACCAAAGAGGATATAAACCATGTCCTGTGTAGTAATACCCAGCATTGAGGCAACAGCAGCCAGCCACCCAAAGAAATGGGTAACGATATTCTCGTTCTGGTTGTTCATTTTCATAGTCTCTCACCTCCGGGTTAGCGGGGTGCTGTGTGCATGAAGGGTTCAGGCCCATCGGGCTGATTTAACAACGAGCCGTATCGAAGATGATTCCCGTGAGCCTGAAATGAAAAAGGCCGCGCAATAGCGCAGCCCTTAAATGTTTTTGGTTAGTTGAAGTGCCTTAATCAGGCGAAAAAAAGCCCGCTCTAACGGGCGGGCAGAAAGGTAGGCATTCTGATTTTGTAACGGTTCGATACGCACCTAATAGTCCGAGCTACCGATTTACCAGGAGAGCGCTCATTATTCCGTTACTGCCTTTTAAACATAGCTGGAGAAGCCGAAACGGCAACCCCACTACCAAATAGCTTAGTAGCATTGCATATGGTGCCGGGTGCCTCCCGGTGGGCATGTCCCAGCCGACATGACCCGCGCTGCATTTACAGATCACTGTAAGTGACTGGTCGCCCCTCCGCACAGGGGGATTCACCACACGAAAAGATTAACAACATGTTAATTTTCTGGTCAATAAGATGTAAGCAAATGATGGCATGCAGTTTTCTTATTGCTGAGCTAAACCAGCAATCTGGTTCAGGGCTCTGCGCAGAGGGCTTTAACGTATCGTGCAGCACGTCTCTACCCAAGAGCCCTGACCGGAGTGCAGAAATGACAAAGCCCAAGGGGGTTAGCCTTGGGCCTTTAATTTATTTCATGCTGCTCAGTTCGCTTTAACGTCCCGAGCCTATCACAATTCAAGCAGTTTCTGGCTCACTTTGCAAGTAAAATCTGGCGCCATTTGTGCCGAATGCGTCACACATTGGTGCGTACAGCATCGATTCTGCCAAACTAAGCCACGTATCAACTCTGCGTCTACAGGTCATAAAGCACCAGTCGGGATGCTTTTCATAGAGCTCTTCCGCTATGCGGCGTTTGCTCTTCCGTAACCGGTAATGCTCCACCAGCAGGTGATACAGCTCTTTGTGACCACCTGTAATAAGGACTGCCCCCAGTACCTTATCAATCAGCAGTCCTTCATCGTCTGTACAGAAGGCCAGGCCGCTTTTGTTTTTCCCCGCGAGTATTTCACGAAAAAACGCCTCAAGCTCTGGCTTGGTAATGCCTGATTTTTTCATACGGCGCAAAGCATCGTTTATAGCGGTCTTCGTTATCTTCCCTGACGCCAACAGCTGATTGAACATATTTCCACCACTACCGCCGCCGATGTAGGACCAGCGGCCCCACATACGCAGCTTCCCTTGAATCCAGATGGCCTCAAGCGTTTTCAGCCTGACCATTTCACCAGCTTTTCCAACCTCGGACGGGTTAATCATTATGCGTTCTCCACTATGCCAGCACGCCAATTGCCAGCGAACGATCCAGAAATCGAAACAGCAGCTCCAGCTGTGAGCCGTGCTTCTCCTCAAATGCCACGGTGTCAGCGTGCAACTCGTCGTGATGCGCTCTGCAAAGCGGCAACACAAACAAATCGTGCGCTTTTGTTCCCATTCCACCTTGTCCGTGGCCTATCAGGTGATGGGGATCATCTGCTTGTTTGTTACAGCAGACACACTGCTGGGACTTAACCCAGTGCGTCCAGCTCTCGTTTACCCAGCGGCGGCGCTTTGGTCGCAGCATGAATGATTCCGGCGTTTCAGGATCTACGCGAAGACCGAGAATCTTTTTCTGCACCACTTCGCTCGCCGCTGGCTCCGGCACAATATCGCTCTCCTTCGTCACTGGTTGATGCTTTATTTCCGGCAATCGCAGGGCTTTACGGGCCAGCGATTCAGGGATTACGTGCGCCAGATTGTTTATCACCAGCCACCAGCACAACTCCGGGATCGTCAGTTGATGGTCTTCGTTGAACCCCAGCTGTGAGCGGATGACCGTTATCAGCCAGGATACCAGGTTCCCACGCGCAATGCCTGACAGCGTCTCTGTGTACTGATCACGCAGCAGATTATCGCAGGCCCAGCAAAGGCGGATGCTGCCAGGCTCATGCCGGAACAGCGTAAAATTTTCGCTGTGCCATGAGCCAAGGGGATACTGGCATTCAAAATGACGCTCCAGCTCGGCCTCCAGCGAGCTGATACCACCCGCGCGCAGAATGACGTCTTTGTTTTCGAATACTGGCTTCAAAACCGGGTCTTCTGCCAGTGGCTGCGTGGCGGGAGGGATGGCGCCGGTTGCGTAGTCGCTGTATTTTTCCGGTGCAGGCTCAATCAGTACCCGTCCTCTCCTGAACATCGGCATGAGATCAGCACCTGGGCGAAGCAGAACAACGCCCATGCGTGGGGCAATCTCAGGGGTTAGTAGTGCTCTCATATCATCTCCACGTCAGGCAGCTGCACGAAAACGACGGATGGTGATTTCTACTTTCCCTTTCTTCACGATGTTCCCCCACTCCACCAGCATGCGCTTAACCTGACTGTCGTCTTCCCAGACGCCTGTTAGAGTCAGGGCATCGAACAGCGCTTTGTTGTAGTTATCGATATCCCGACGGCGCTGATCCGGCGGATACAACACTATGTGAACCTCGGCCAGATCAGAGGATGGCCGGGGAACGGCCCGCAGTTGCTCAATAATCGCCGCTCTCGCTGCCTGCTGGAACTTGCGCCCTGTCTCGCTAACCAGATGCCTGCCTTTCAGCGGTCCCTTGCTCGGGGCGCGCCAGTAACTATTTACGCTCGGTGGAAATGGTAAAGTCAGTTTCATTTAGCCCCCTTAAAGGATCGCTACAACGTCTTTTGCGACTTCCCGCGTACTGCTTTTGCAGGAGATCGAACGGCGCGCGTTGATGAATTGCAGGTTAAAACCATGCTCCCGGTACAGGTCGAGAACCTTCGGTGCGGATGAGTTAGATATCACTACCCGAGCCCCACGGTGAAAGGCTGATACGCATTGCTTCGCCAGGTCCACCTGGTTATCCCAGCTAAAACCACCAGCGGCGTAGGCGGTGAATCCGGTTGTTCCCGGCATCGGTTCGTAAGGCGGATCGCAGTAAACCACATCCCCTTTCCCGGCCAGGCTGATAGTTCGGCGGTAGTCAGCGGTCATGAATACGCAGTTATGCGCCATAGCGACGAAGGATTTCATTTCGCCCAGCGGGTAATACGGCGCCTTGTAGCCTCCCCAGCCCACATTGAACTTGTTCGCCTGGTTGTAGCGCATCAGGCCATTGAAGCAATGCCGGTTGAGATACAGGAATGCAGCTGCGCGTTCAGTAGCATCCAGCGTCTGTGCGTTGAACTCGGAACGGATCAGCTCATAGCCATCTGGTGAGCGCATGTGCTCGAACATCCAGCGGGCCTTCAATTCCACTTCATCCGGCACCACCGCTAACATCTGATACAGATTAATCAGGTCCGGGTTAACGTCCGCCAGCAGGTAATCTGCGTGCTTTTCGCTGTTCAGGAATACCGACCCACCACCAACGAATGGCTCTATCAGGCGTTTCCCTGCCGGAATATGCGCGAACAGGTCAGCCAGCTGGGTATACTTTCCACCAGCCCATTTGAGAAATGGCTTGCTCATGTGCGGAACCCCGAGTTCTCTGGCAATGAGTAATCAACCCCGTCGAAGCTGGCTCGCGAAATGGACGACTCCTGGCGGGAGCTATTGAGTGGAGCAGATAGTTTTAACGACAGCTCATCCCATTTTTCCCGAAGCTTCGACGGGCTGAGTACGTTTTTACACCAGAACGAATCTTTGTTGGCGCGCTTGAACAGTGAGCAAATTTGCTTATGGGTTCTCCCGTCCTGCATCACCATCAGGCGAACCTCATTCGCCCATGCGGTCCAGTTTGGTTCTTTAGGGCGAACTACCTCACCATCACTTTCAGCCGCCAGTTCGTACATGCTGATAATTTTTCCCCAAATGAACTCGGCGCAGGTTAAATCGTCCTGGCTGCCCCACTGCCGCTTTGCAGCGCTGTACACCACCGCGTCAGGATGTCGTGACAGAAATTCATCTGCAGATCCCTGTTCGTCCGGTTGCGAAGCGTCCGGACAAGAAGGATTTATATCTGATGGATCAGTAGTTGATTTTACTGACGGATCCCCACCAGATTCTGACGGGTCAAAACTGGTTTTTTTGATGGATTCCGACGCCTCAAATTTTGAGGGGTCAATTTTTGACGCATCAGATATTGACGCATCAGATTTTGACGCGTCAGATTTTGATGTGTCAGAAACTGACAGGTGAGAAAATGCCGCTTTCTGTAGTTTGGAAACGTTGAGCTGGTAGACGTTCGAAGCATTACGGTTGCCGTTGCGGCGCTGCGTACGAGTGAGCCACCCCTCTTTCTCAAGTGCAGCTATCGCCGTTCTGACAGTACTTTCACCAGCGCCAATCTGACGCGATATGGTCGCAATAGAAGGCCAGCAAACACCCTCATCGTTGCTGAAGTCAGCCAGGCGCGCCATGATTGCCACGCTGGATAGTTTCATCCCCGAAGATGCGCAAGCGTCCCAGACGTATCCTGTTAATTTAGTGCTCATGATCGTCCTTTATTTCTCTGAATTTACGTCTGAACTGCTCAAGGGGGCTAAAGCATTCATGCTCGTACCCTTTACGCAGGTATATAACGCGCTGTGTCTGGGGCTCCCAGCGTATGACCCTGACCGGGACACCGTAGTGATCTCTGAACCATCGGTTGAGCTCTCGCATACTTTCTCCGCCTGGCCGTTAAAGTCCCCTACCACCCACTGAGCAAACTGGTAGCAGACAGGCTCGAACCCGCCTGGTACTCTTACCCCATACACGAACTGCACCGGTCCTGCTCCACCAGGAACTGGCCGCGCTACAAGTTGCGACCTGCGGTACTGTGTTGATAAACTGTTCATGCGTTAGTAATCTCCACTGATGACGACACGCCACGACGCCAGGAGCTGCAACTCGCTGGCGTCACTTCTTTTTGCGTGAAAATAACGTGATAATTGCGGCAATCTCTTCTTCCCGAGCTGCCAGGTGGCGGCGGTGATGCACCATGATTTCTTCGGCCTCATGCCTTTCAATAACGCCATCTTCAAGTGCCTGTTCGATAATCTGATCAACCTGCCCCCTGGCGGCAGAGGTACGCATTGCCCGGCTAAACAAGTCCACTCGGTCCAGTTCTTCCAGGTGCGGAACATCCACCAGCAGAGCACCACGGCGGCGAGCGAAGTAATCAGCCAGTAACGACGTATTGGAAATGTCCTCCATCGCTTCCAGCTCGCTGACTTCGAAGAAACGACAGCCGTTTTTCTCGTAAAGGTTGTTGTTAAACTGCGTCACCGTCATTCCCAGTGCGCCAGCCATTGCTTCGCGCCCACCTGGATATGCTTTGCACATCGCTTTGACGGCTTCTTTGAGGTTTGGCTCTACCATGTTGATTTTCCTTTTGTAGTTATCGAATAACCGTTTAAGCAGTACGATTATTTGCACTTGGTACGTCATCTGTCTGATAGCGACTTGGGTACAAAATGTGTAATTCGCTTATTTCTCCTCTAAAGAACTTGGCTAATCTCTCCGCCAATTCGACAGATGGGACTTGCTCGCATCTTTCAATGCGGCTCAACGTTGCAGGATCTACCTGTACCCCGGTTGCAACGTGCAATAAGGTCATGCCATGCGATTTTCGCAATTTTCTTAATGGTGATTGCATAATGCCTCCTATTTTTGCGTATTACGCATGTTATTCCACGCTAGCGAATTGCGCAAGTTGCTTTGCACGAAACGCAAAAACAACATGTAATGAGTGAATGAAAATAGGATCTCGCATACGACAACTTCGCTTAGCGAAGAACATTAAAATCGCAGAGCTTGCAGAAGCTGTGGGCGTTGATGCTGCCAATATTTCCAGGCTTGAAACTGGTAAACAAAAGCAGTTTTCAGAACAGACACTTAACCGACTTGCTCAAGCTTTAAGCGTAAGTGTACCTGACCTATTTACCTCTGACGAAAATGATACTACTGTACATATAAACAGTGAAAAACATGCATCTCCCGTAAAGGATGTGGATGTATACAGAGTCGAGGTACTTGATGTGAGCGCAAGCGCCGGGGCAGGACATATACACGGTAGTGACGTCATAGATGTCATTCATGCTATCGAGTTCAGCAATGATCAGGCATTGGCAATGTTTGGTGGCAGGACTCCATCTGGAGTAAAGGTCATCAACGTTCGCGGTGATAGCATGGCCTCAACGATTGAGCCTGGCGACCTAATCTTTGTGGACGTAACTATCAATGAGTTTGACGGGGATGGGATTTACGTCTTTGGTTTTGATGGAAAAGTTTATGTTAAACGCCTGCAGATGATACCAGACCAACTGCTAGTCATCTCTGATAACCCTCGTTATAGAGAATGGAATATAACTAAAGAGAACGAACACAGATTCTATATCTACGGAAAGGTTTTAATAAGCCAGTCTCAGTCCTTTAAACGGCATGGATAGCATTCATCATCATAAACTAGGCCTCATTCGAGGCCTTTTTTTTCGCCTTAAATTTGCGCTTTACGCACTTAACTATTGCGTTACTCGCAATTTATGATTATCTTCTATTCGTCGGCACATGACGCAACTTACGGACAAGGATGAACAGAACACAACATGGAAGCGCATTCCCCTTCTTTCCGGTGGGGATCGGTTTGTAACTGAAGGAGTGCGCTTCCAGTTGTGAACGGCAATATTCATGACCGTTGTATGGAACATGCAGCGTTAGCGGCCTGAGAGGCCCTTTATCCATGCCTCTCAGAACAACCGGAATGTGCAAGCTAAGTGTTTCAGGCACGACGTGCGCCCCACCAGCGCGGCGAAAAGGTGTGACGCCTCGGAAGAGACGAGGGCACAACCAAAAGAGCGCTGGCATGCAAAATAAATCTCGCAGCCGTTGCGGTACCAAAAGCCAGGATGGAACGGCAGAACGCGGTAGTGCTCTTTTTGTTGTGTGGAGATAACTAACTAATCCTTTGCAGAGGACACAGAAATGAAATTATCAAAGTTACGTAACGCCATTGTCTATCGGGCTACTTTGCCCAGTATTGAAGCGGTTGAAGGGCACCTGCAGGAATTGCCCTACTCTGAACTTACAGAAACGGAGTTCGCGCGGGCTTCCTTCGTCCCTAATCCGATTACTGGCGAGCTGGTTACGCCAATTACTGGCGGTTATGCAATCGTGATTCGCCGCGATGAGAAAATAATCCCCCAGCACGTCGTGATGAAAGAAGCAAATGAGCGTATCCAGCGCATTGAAAATGCATGTGGTCAGAAACTAAAGCGCGCTGACCGTAACAACATTATCCAAGATGCTAAGGTTGAGCTCTGCAAACAGGCATTCATCAAGTCGTCTCTGATCCTGGTCCTGTATAACACTGATGAAAATCTGCTGATCATTAATTCCGCCAATAAAAATATTGCCAATTTAGTCGGGGCGATGCTGGTTAAAGTGATCGGCTCAGTAAAAACAGTCACGATCAACATTAGTGATATCAAAAACGGACTGACAACGCGCCTTAAAAACCATCTGGACGGCGAAGAATCAGCCTTTGCAGGGTTTGAGGTCGGTGATTATGTCCAGCTATCCCGCCTGGCGGAACAGAAAGAAGTCATTCGCTACTCTGCGGAACACACTTCCGTTACCAGTGAAATTCTGGAGAGCCTGAACACAGGTTTTATCGTCGATAACATGGAATTAAGAGGCTGCGGCGTCTCTTTTCTGCTTACAGATAAGTTCCATTTCCGGCGGATCGATACCAAGGATAATGATTATTCTGATGATGACGACAAAGCCTACCGCTGGCGTCACCAGGCAGGTACGGACATGTTCCAGTTCTGTAAAGTAATTAACCAGCTTTGTGATCTGCTCGCCTACAAAGAGCCCGAAGAACAAAAACCAGCAGCCTGATTAGAACAGCAGCAATTACCCCATTCTCATGGGTTGGGTTGCTGCACCCTAAAGCGCGTTGCAGCGCGTCAGTTGGAGAAATACAAAATGGGAAAAACAGTACAGCAGTTAATTAAAAATGCCTTTGAGGCAGCTAAAACAATGCCTCCTGCAAATTCAGAACTTATTAAAGAGCTGGCAACAATGCTCGATGTTTCGAATATTACCCTTCGGCAGGCATGTAAAGAACGTGACGCTATGAAGGAAGAAGTTATTTCCTGGGCGAAAGAATGCGATCGAATTGTTGAGCGTCACACAAAAACCCGCAGCAATATGCACGTGCTGGAAGCAATGCGCGATCTGAAGAGTATCTCAACGACATCCACCAGCAATGCGGAGGCTGTCTGATGGCTAAAGACTCAAAGGTTGTATACGGCGCCAGTGGCAAAACGAACGTTTTGACGTTCGAACCTGAAAACCTGCACCTGGTTACCGACAAAACGCACCCGCTTTACGATGAACGGGTCCACCTTCCTATCGACGAAGGGATGGTTCTGAACATCAAGGAGCTGGGTGTACTGGAACCTATCATCGTCTGGAAAGACCCTGAAACTGGGCTCACCTGCGTAGTTGTAGGCCGTCAGCGCGTAAAACATACCCTGGAGGCAAATAAGCTTCTTTTGAAAGAGGGCAAAGACCCACTGCTTGTTCCTGGGGTTGTTAAGCGCGGGTCAGCAAATCAGATGGCTAAATACATGGTCAGCGAAAACGAAATTCGCCGACCTGATACACCGCTTGGCCGGGCTAAAAAAATGTCAGACGCGCTCGACCGCGGGCTCGATGAGGACGACATTGCGGTGTTGTTTGGCTGCAGCATTCAGACCGTACGCGCAACTCTGTCGCTGCTGGATGCCACCCAGGCTGTTCGCGATGCAGTGGAGTCCGGAACGGTCACCGTTACCCAGGCGCGTCAGCTGGCATCGCTTAAACCAGAAGAGCAGCGGGAGAAGGTCTCTGAAATCGAAGCGGCAACGGCTGGCACAACCGGCCATGAAAAAGCCCGGCGTCAGCGTCAGATCCTCGGCGAGGCAAAGCCGCGCCTGAAAACCCGCAAAGAAATCATCAAAGCCCTGGAATCAGCCGAGGGTGAGTATGCAAGCGCACTTCGTTGGGTACTTGGGGAGGCGGTATGAATATTGATCCTGAGAATTACAGCAAATACACCCTACGTCGGTTCGCCGCCTTGTTCGATGTGATCTGCTGGGTGCTGATTGCCGTAGTAACCGTTGGTATCTGCATGTTTATTGAATGGTGGACAGCATGAGCAACGTAACCAAACCAACCAGCAAGGGGAAATTTGATGGGGCAGTTGATTACCTCTGCTCCGATGAGGCTCGTTTTCTGGTTATGCGGGGCGACTATAGCGAAGCAGATATTATCCAAGCGTCTGTATCCCAAGATGTGATTGATGCTGAAGGCGCAGAGGATTTTGCTTCCAGCGCTCGCTATTACCAGTGCTGGTACAAAGTCAGTCCAATTGGTGGGCAGGAAGGATATTCAGGCTGGCATCATCCACGTGATACGCCTTGTCGCGGTGCGTATTTCGCATCTGTTCTGCAGTGGGATTAAGGAGAGTATAGCATGACTAATATCACCGAACTGGCGCAACTGCGTGACCGTACTGTCGATTATCCGTATTACCTGGTTGAGTGCGACTGTGGAAAAATTTATCCCAGCAGTGAATTGAGTGGTGGCGAACCTATGGGCGACTCTGGTGATTATTCAGATTGCTATTGTCCGCACTGTGGTGAAGGCGAAGAGCATTTTGCGGAATGCGCAGACCCAGAAACTGCGTGGAAAGCGCAGCAAGACAAGATTGATGCGCTGGTAGAGGCGCTGGAGAAGGCGCAGCAGCAGATTACTCAGCTGGAGTCCCGCACCGTGAAGTTGCCGGAGCCGTTCAAGTTGGCTAAATCATCGAGCGGATTAACGTACTACTACGCTGACGAGGTCGATGCTGCGCTTACCGCCGCCGGCATCAAGGTGGAGGCTGAGTGATGGGAATAACTGAAGGATTTTGCGCCGATTTGTATTGCGACTGTGATGGTTGTCAGTCAGGGAAAATCTATCCGCAGGGGCAGGCTGATTTCATCGGCCGGAATATGACCGACATTTCTCAACAGGCGCGCAAAGCTGGCTGGCGCATCAGCAAAGACCGCCAGCGCTGCTATGCGCCGGGCCACAAAATTTCACGGGGAGCCAACCAATGACCAAATCAACCATAACCAGAGAGCAGTTACTCGAAATTATTGAAACCGATCACGTGCAGTGTGGTGAGGCATCGTATCTCGCCCGCATGGCGCTGGCCGCAATGGACAGTGATCCGGTGGCATGGCGACAACCTTTTACCGGCTGCTGCGTATCCTCTATTTTTTATCAAGACGGTTCATCGCCTCTCGATCATGGATATGAGCCGCTCTACGCCGCACCTCCAGAGCCGGTAGTGCCGGTAGTGCCGGTGAAAATACCGCGCAGTGTTTATCAGGTTATCTATCAGGAATGCGGCGGGTTCGTAGACTGCGATGCCAATGCTCAAACAATCTGGGACGCCTGCCGCGCAGCCATGCTCGCAGCCGCCCCGCAGGAGGTGAAAGGTGAATAAAGTCGAATTGCTTCAGAAGATATCGGCGCTCGCTACTGAATGCCACGCGCTGGCCTGTGAGCTTGATATTGGTGATGAGCGAACCGAAATGTTCGAAATCTACAGCGTGCTACACAACCTCGGTCGCCGCGGGTACGCCTGCCAGGTAGGGCGGCGAATGAATCCATTGCTCGCATCCTGCGATGACGACGATGATGAGGATGATGACTGATGCCAAGTAAATTAAAGCGCCGGCGATGGAGGCGTATGCGGGATGATTTAGCCTGGTATAAGGATGAAGCAAAGGACCTTCATTGCCGTCTTATGGAATTAGCCGATGAAGTTGCAAACCTTCGCAAACAGATTCTCCCAGAATCTAAAACGGTGATTGCCAAACTGAAGATGTACGAAACAGATAAGGATGATCGAGACCACCAGCTATGCAGAAGATGTAATGACGGGATTCGTGGTGGTTGCTCGTCATGTGCTTATAACGTTCGATAACCGGGTGCAGCCGGTATGTGGAGAAGAAATGTCACGTATGGTCTCTTTACTCGAATGGGCGAAAGATGAATTCGGCAGTGAAGCCCCTAGCGAGCGAGTATTAAAAAAATACGCTAAAGGTCAGATGATAGCGCCACCACCGATGAGAGTCGGACGGCGCTGGATGGTTGACAAAGAAGCTCGTTTTATAGGTGTAGTTGCTGAACCGCAACTTCCAATAAATGTTAACCCAAAACTGAGACGGATAATTAGCGATGGCAGCTAGACCGCGTACCCATAAAATCACTATTCCAAACCTATATTGCAAACTTGATAAACGTACCGGAAAGGTTTACTGGCAATACAAACACCCGATATCTGGTCGTTTTCACAGCCTCGGCACGGACGAAGCTGAAGCAAAGCAGGTGGCAAGTGAAGCAAATACTATTATTGCAGAGCAGCGCACCAGGCAGATCCTTGGTATTAACGAGCGCCTAGCTCGCATGAAAGGAAACCGCACGGATATTACAGTTTCTTCATGGCTCGACAAATATGAATTGGTGCAGGAGGAAAGATTGAAACACAACGAGCTGCGCCCTAACTCTTTTCGACAGAAAGCTAAACCAATCCGTCTTTTTCGGGAACATTGTGGAATGCAATATCTAAAAGATATAACAGCACTTGATATTTCCGAAATAACAGATGCTGTTAAGGCAGAGGGTCATAACAGGATGGCTCAAGTTGTACGCATGGTACTAATAGATGTTTTTAAGGAGGCTCAACATGCTGGTCACGTTCCGCCAGGATACAACCCAGCCCAAGCAACGAAACAGCCACGAAACAAGATAAGCAGACAAAGGCTATCTCTGGAGGAATGGAAGGCTATTTATACATCTGCCGAACAACAACAACCTTATTTACAATGTGGAATGTTGCTTGCCATTGTAACAGGGCAACGCCTCGGAGATATTTGCAATATGAAGTTTTCGGATGTATGGGATGATATGCTGCATATTGAGCAGGAGAAAACAGGAACCCGATTAGCCATTCCCCTTTCTCTCAGAAATGAAGCGTTAAATATTACTCTGAGTGATGTTATTTCAAAATGTAGAGATGCTGTGGTGAGTAAATACCTTGTTCATTTTCGCCATAGCACCTCACAGGCTAGTCGTGGTGACCAAGTGTCAGCCAAGACACTTACTTCAACGTTCAAGAAAGCACGGGATAAAAGCGGTCTAACCTGGGAAGAGGGAACAGCTCCGACTTTCCATGAACAGAGATCTCTTTCCGAGCGCTTGTATCGTGAGCAAGGGATAGACACCCAGAAACTATTGGGCCACAAAACAATGAAAATGACTGACAGATACAATGATGACCGCGGTAAAGAGTGGATCATTGTTGGTAAAAAAGCAGTATGA